AAATACGATCATTTCTTTTTACAGTTGCTTCAGCCAGGCGTTGTTTACTTTTATATAGTTCAGATACTGATTTAAAAGTAGCCTGTTGTTTCAGCCGTTCTTTTTCTTCTACGCCCTGCTTTTCTGCCTGCGGATCTTTACCTGCAGCAATTAATGCTCTGAACTGGTCACGATATTCACGCGCTTTGGCCAAAGACATAGCTGGATAAGTTCCGACCGTCATCGTATTTCTTTTTTTTGTAATCGGACGCGTGTAGTCAAAACGCCACATTACAGTACCGTTTTTTCGAATTAGAAGATTCAGACCAGCACCATCACTGAGACGAATATCCCTCTCTAAGCCGTTGGGATTGCTATTTTTTACGTCTCGAAGGAATGCTTTGATTTTGCTGTCTGTAAGCGAAATTACTTGCTTTGGCATGTTTTTGCGTTACACCTGTGAGTACAAAACTGGTTTGTAACGCAACCTGTAATGCTTCATTGCGTTACAACTTTAAAAAGGTTTATACAACTTTATACAGGTTTATGCGGGGAAGTCTATTATTTACAGCAGGTTTATACGACTTTTGACAAGTTTGAATATAGAATTTGGTGCGCTCAGCGTGCATATAATTTGTATTATAAATAACTGTAATTTAATTAATTTTAATTATTAAAATATTCATGTAACGCAACCTGTAACGCATAAAGGAAAATCAATACCCCTTTCCGAATAGTAGGGCTAGAATCCGGGGCGCATAAAAAAGCCCTCACTTAGAGGACTTTTCAACGATGGAAATTACAGCTTTATGCCTGGACTGACAATCTACATATTTACGCCGGTCATCAACCATCACCTGCAGTACTTCTTTTGCTTGGCCAGACTTTAATTCCTGTAGATCCGGACAGAGTGTTTTAAGGTTGGCCGGTATTACCAGCGGCATTGGCTGCTGACACCCCATCGTCATCAAAGCAATTAGTGTGGATATAAACAGGACGCTCAACGATCTTTTGCACTTCACGTGTAATTGTTTCGGTTTTAACGCGCTCAACTTCTTTTGATTCTTCATATTCTTCACCTGCTACGTTGGCCAGCTCCTGTGCTTTCTTTTCAGCATCAAGATATGGCTTTAGCTTTTTATTGATTTTGTCTTGGCATGCCGTTTCAGCCTTGCGCAAATCCCCGGCTAAACGATTGGCCTGAAATAGCTGGCAGACAATTACAATGCAAAGCACCACAATCAGAGACCAGCGTTTGTTATTCCAGATCAGCAATAAAAGTGGCATCTAGTTCACTCCCATGCATTTGTTGTAGCGCTCAACTTGTCGGGTCCACACGCCATAGCAATTGTTAGAACGAATACTGCAGTCACGCTTTGCGACATACTTCCATTTCAAAAGTGATTTGCATGCCTGGACATAATCACGTGCCTTCAGGTTGCGCAGCATGGAAGATCCAGACCAGGCACCTGTGCCGTACTGATAAGTGAAATCCAGATAGAGATCATATTCAGGCTGTGAGATTGGAATATTCAGAACTGTTTTATTGAAGCGTTGTGCATCTTTATCCATGTGCAACTTGAGATATTCAAACGCCTGTTTACGATCAATCGCTGGATCAGTCATTTTGACCTTGATGCCATTTGGATAGACCGTTGTGCCGTGGCCAATGGTCGGCACATCCCCTTTAACTGGAATCACTGGCTTAGGCGTGAAGCCTTCTTTTACAGCTGTTGCCTGCACCTGCTCATCACTTGGACCAGTAATCATTTTCTGGCCACCGATACCTATAGCCAAAATTAAGGAAGATCCAATCACGTAATATTTAGTTTTATTAGACACCGTACTGCCCCCCTTCTTTTTTCATCCGGAGTCGATGAATTTCATCAGCACGCTTGTTTTCCAGTCGCTTGTAGTACCAATTCACCATGAAGCCACCAAAGGCAAAAAGTATCCCTAGCCAAGCGAGTACATCGACTGATGCAAGGTACGCCAAGAAACCAGAAGCCGCCCCTGCATACGTTGTTTTTGATGCAGCGGATGAGACAGTCGCTGCCATTTCCATTACTGCTGCTTTCTGATCGG